TAAGTTTTTGATTTTGCCAGCGCAGCTTCTCGCGGTTCAGTGAGGCGGTCAGGCCGCCCTTTTGACCGGCGGATTTCGCTCGGGCCTGCTTTTCGGCATAGCGTCGGAGTTCCGCGTCCACACGTTTGTGCTTCCAGCCGTCATGGAAGAACGCCTGCACCACCGGCTTGTCGGCCTTCCACTCATCGAGCGTCGAGCAGGTGATGTTGGCGAGCTGCTGGTCGTCGTCGGGCAGCGCGCCGGTCATCCAGTAGTGACCGATCAGCAGCAGGTAGCAGGCATGCTGGCCACGGTTCAGGTGCCGGGTGTCACCGAAATAGTTGCCCCAGTACATGTTCATGTATGGTCGCGACATCAGGCCTTCCAATCACGCGGCGATCCAGCGATGGGCAGCTTTTCCAGATTTGTTGTGGCCGCGGCCGGCATTGACGATCAGCCCCTTTCGCCGCAGCTCGGAGATGCGCGGCCGGATCGCCAGCGGGCTTTCACCGAGCGCGTTGGCGATCTCGTCGGCGGTGCGGCCGGGGTGATTGCGAATGAAGCTATAGGCGGCCTTGCGCAGCGTGCGGGTGCGCGGCTCGATCGCTTCCGCCGCCTCGCGGGAGGTCGCGTCCTCTTTCCAGCCCGGCCGCGCCGGATAGCCGGACGGCGGCACATAGGGAGTGTCACCCAGCCTGTCCTTGATCCCCGCCATCGACGCCCTCCTGCTTGCCGTTGTCCACGATTCGAAGCCACGAATATTTCCGGACCTTGCTCTGCTTGCCGCGCTTGAAAGCGCTGTGCCTGATGATCAGGGTCTTGGCCGCGAGCCCGTCGAGAACCGGCTGCGGGTTGGCGTTGACCTGAACCAGCTCGACATCGTGGTCGGCGCCGTATTCGCGGCCCCAGATCGAATAGCGCTGCTTCATTTCGGCCTCCGGTAACTGAGGCTCAAGGCAAAGGGATCGATGCCGCGGCTGGCCCAGAACACCGATTCATTTTGCGAGTGCGCTTCGCGGTGGTGACGCCCGCACAGCGGCAGCGCCCACTTGTCGCTGGCGCGGCGACTGAGGCCGGTCTGCAGCTTGCCGTCGACAATCGATGCGACGCGCACATGGTGCGCTTCCACCGTGGTGTCGTCGCCGCACACGCAGCAGGGCTGGGTGCGGACCCAGGCGAGATACGCCGGGTCTTCCTCCCGCGGATCGCGCGGCAGCGGCGGTACATAAGGCTTACGCATTTTCGCGCGCCTTCCACGCCTGGAAACCGTTGTCGAGGTCGTGCCAGCGCAGCCGGGCCTGCGTCTGGTGCGGTTTGCCGAGGTCGGAGCGGGATTCGACACCGCAGACTTCGCGCACGGCGTCTGCCGCGCTCTGCTCATCGTTCACCTCGACATAGTGGTGCATGCCTTCGCGGAGATACGCCCAGAACACCGGATCCTTGCAGCGGATGCCGGCCTGCTTGGCGGCGCCGAGGTCGCGCCACTTGTCGCGTTCCATCGCCCTGTGGTCGACCGGCGTCTCGTCGTCGTTGACCTCGACCAGCACGCAGACGAAGCGGGTGCCCATCGCCGCGTTGGTGATGCGCTGATCCATGTCGGCGGCCTGCAGTGTCAGGCGCAGCACCCAGTCGCCCGACTGACGCTGCTGCAACCCGTCCTTTTTGACTTCAAACGAGATCGCGTTTTCTCTCGCCCGACGCGGCTGATCCATCATCATCGAATAAGTCCCGCTGCTGCTGCACTTCGCCGGTCTTGCGCACTTCCAGATGGGTGCGGATCTGGTTGATCTTCTGGCCGACGATCTCGTAATGGGTGTTGCCGATGATCAGGTACCCGGAGATGTGCGGCTCCTTGGTATCGAACATCAGCACGCCTTTGCCGCGTTCGGTCATGGCGCTTCCTTCTTGGCCTGCTGCAGCAGGTGCCGGCGCATCACCACCGGCATGCGATCGATCAGCGGCATGTTGGCATTGACGAACGCGGCGCGGGCTTCCGCCGGCATCGCCTTGAGATCGGCCAGCAGCAGGCGGTACGGAATCGAGCCGCTCTCGTCGCCCCAGCCGGCCTTGCGCGCATACTCTTCGTGCAGCGTGCGCAGTTTGGCGTGGTCGGCCTCGCGGATGTTCTTGCGCTCATCGAGATCGAGCCACGGCGCCTTCACCTCGTAGAGGTAACGGCCGACGCCCCAGCGTACCGCGGCGCGCTTGAAGGCGTCACTGAGCGCGCCCTTGTCGGCTTCCATGTCGGTGGCGCCGGCACCATCGGCTTTCCAGATCCAGTCCCCCGCAATGCGAATGCCGATGTTGCAGACGATGCTGGCGCCGACGCCGGGCGTGTAGGTGCATTGCCAGCCGTCGACGCTGCAGACGCTGTCGATACGGTCCATCACGGTGCGGGCATCGACGTAGCACAGCGGCTGGCCGCGCACGGCGTCGCCCGGCTTGGCGCGCTTCTCGTTGGTCGGGCCGACCCGCCATGAGATTTCCTCGATCGGGAACGGCTCGCACAGCGCGGTGAATAATTCCATGGCGTCCATCGTGTTCCTCACTTGGCATTGACCAGCAGGCTGGGCGGCGAATTGGACAGCGCCAGCCCCGGCACCTCGCGACGCGCCAGCAGCGCCTCGCGGATTGCGGTGCGATCGGGCTCGCGCTTGATGCGGACGAGGTCGTCGGGCAATTGCTCGACATCGATCTCGCCGACGATCTGCGGCGGCACCGCGCGCTGCGACAGCGTGGCTTCCGCCAGTTCGATTTTCTTCAGGTCGGCCGCCTGCAGGATCTTCAGCATCAGCTCGCGCAGGAACTCGACCCGGCGCGCGAACCTGGCCCGCCGCGCGCTCAACTGCTGCAGCCGGGCGGTGACCGCCTCGATCATGGTCTTGTTGTCGTCGACGGTGTTGAACAGCATGGTCAGCACGCTGCGCATGTCGGTCTCGCCGTCGAGCATGTCGGCGCGCAGGATCTCGTCCTCGCCGAGATCGGGGTAGTCGCGGATCAGCGCCTCGATGTCGCGCCTCAGTTGATCGATGTTAAACATGCTTGCCATCCACCCGATCGAGCATGCGCGAGAGCGCGTCGCGCGCGGTTTCCAGTTCGGTATAAATCGCGCGGATCTCGGCGGTGGTCAGCCGCTCCAGCAGGCATGCATCCGTCAGCATGCGGATGGCGCGCTGCTCCAGCAGCGGGCCGATCGAGGTCTTGGCGAGCTTCAGCGTCATGCGGTCCCCCGGCTTTTTCGCAACAATAATTTTTCGCTGATCCGCAACCGCAGCAGATCGAGGTCGTCCCTCACCAATGGCCGGCTGACGGCGAACCGCTCGATGCGGCGGATGGCGTGATGCACGGTGGAGTGATCGACCTGGCCGCAGCGCCGCCCGATCTGGTTCAGGGAGACGCGGCAATAGCGGTTGGCGAGAAAACAGAAGACGTGGCGGGCAAAGACCACATCGACGACGCGGCTGTCGCCCTCGATCTCCGCGCTGGTGACGCGATAGAACTCGCAGACCACGCTCTTGATCTCGGCCATGGTCGGCATCGCGGTCTTGAGATATTCGAACAGCCGCGTGATGGCTTCGGCATCTTCCGGCACCATGGATCGCTGCACGATCATGGCGCGGGTCAGGGTCCGCGGCAGGAACCCGCTGTCCAGGGACATGGGACACCTCGCTTTTGTTCAGGCGGCGCGGCCGACGCCGTCCATGTTCCACAGCCATGCCGGCGCCGTGGCCCCGCGTCGCTTTAGCGCGCGTTGCATCACGACGTATTTGCGGGCCGGAAACATTCCGGCCCGCCCTACCCAGTTCCACGCTTGCTTGTTGTTGGCGTTGGTCAGTTCGCAGACGGCTTCAATGCCGCCAAGCGCTTCGACCACATCCTGCACTGTTCGGAGGTGACGCATTTTTGGAATGTTTCCAAGGTCGGATTTTTTGCGACCTTACGGCTCGGTAACATCGTTTGCAACTCGAAACGAAGTCGGCCGACGAATATTGTTCGCAACTCGAAAAAAAACTCTCCCGCAATTCAACTGGAGGCGGTAAGGTCACACAACCACATCAACTTTCGGACGCGGCCCGCGAGGTCGCTCTCAAAAGGAAATTCAGTTTGGTCAAGAAATTTGAAGTGTTCGAGGTCGAAGCTTACAAGAAGCGCTTGCAGCTGCTTCGCGCGATGTATGGCGAGACCCAAGAGGCCTTCGCCGACCGGCTTGAAATCCCGTTCAAGCGCTGGAATCAGTACGAGCGCGGCTACCCGCTGCCGCGCGACACCGCGTTCCTTATCCGGCAGAAGATCGCGCCCGGCATCATCGAGTGGATCTGGTTCGGCGACGAGAGCTTCGTCCCCGAGACGTTTCGCGAGCGCATCCGAAGCGCCGAGCAGCAGGAGCGCGAACGTCACAAGCTCAAGGTCGAAAAGCTTACCGAGCGGCGCAACAACCTTGAGAAGACGCTGCGCCGGCTAAAGAAGCACGAAGGCGCCCGGCGCTGATCAGTCGGAGGGTGGCTTTTCGAATACCACCGGGAGCATCTTCTTCATCCTGGCCAGCACGACGTCGCCTTGCGCTTGCGTTTTGATTTCGGGCAGCAGGAACTGGAACACATGTATCGCGATCCGTCCGGCTTCGTCAGGCTCATCGAACGGCAATGCTTCGTCGGCCATTGGGCTGTTCCCTTAATGGGGGCATGTTTTTTATAAAATATAGAATGGATTGCATCTCGTCCCCGCGTGCAATCCCGAAGGCAAATGGTACCACTCGTCGCCGGACTGTCATCTGTTATTTTTCGAAAAAGATTCGGACGGCGCCGATCGTTTGCCCGTTGCAAGTCGGATTTTTAACGACTAGCGTTAAGGTCATACCCGCCAAGCAAGGGACAGGCCTTATGACCTTCCAGCAAAAAATCAGCAATTATCCGCTTGCTAATGAGTTCGGCGAGGCCGCGAACGCGCGCGGCCTGGTGACGCCGCCGGCCTATGGCGGGCCGCAGCGCGACGCCATCAACGCCTGCGTCGACAACATCGTCGACGACATCTGCGGCAAGGTCGGCGAACTGCGCAAGACCCTCGACGCGATCGAGGCGGCGGTGCTGCAGAGCGCCGCCAGATCCAAGGCCATGCTCAACGACCATGTCGGGATCTGCATCCGGGTCAACGACGAGATCCGGCATATGCGCGAGGTGGTCGAAGACCTCGCCCGCGAGGCCGCCAATGCTGCCTGATCATCCGATGTATTTCGTCGTGGTCGCGCACCGCGGCGGTCCCTACGTCCCCGAAACCGATCTCGACCGCACCTCGCTCGTCGCCGTGCGCCAGGACATCAAGTCCGGTCAGTACGAAAATTTGCTCGCTGTCATCGAGATCGACCCCGTCACCCACACCTGTCGCGAGGCCACCCATGACTTCCAAGACCTCTTCGCACCCGACTAGATCCCTCCTCACCGATCTTTTGACCAGCCACGAATACAACGACCTCACTGGCGCTGTGACGGTGAACGTCTGCGATGCTCTGTTCGCCATCGCGACGGCGCTTAACCGCGTCGCTGCGGCCCAGGAACTCAACGGGGCCCGCATCGAGCAACGGCAGCAGACCGCCCTGATCATCGAGGCCCTGAAAGATCGCCTTAACGACGAAGAGCCCCACGAAGGGCACGCCTGATCTCGACGCCGCTTTAAAAACACCAGCCAAGGGGAGAGACGCATGTTGAACAGCAATCCGCATCTGAACGGCCGCATGGTTCGCTATGTCCAGATGACGCCCGCCGAATGGTTCGAGGTTCCCGACAACCCGCGCCAGCGCGACACCGTGCTGCACGCCAAGAAGGCGGTCAGATATCTCGCCGAGCCGAAGCCGCCGCACCTTGAAGTGAAGATGGCGTGGCTGCTTGACGGCACCAAGATCAAGCTCGACGGCCACACCCGCGCCCATTTGTGGCGGAACGGCCTGATCCCGGTGCCGGACAGGATCGAGGTGACGATCTATCAGCTGGCAAGCCGGCAGGAGGCGATCGACGCCTATGCGTGGTTCGACAATGCCGCCGCCGCCGAGCGCGGGACGGATGTGGTGCAGGGCGCGTTCCGCGCCAACGGGCTGAAGCCGCAAAGCCATATGCTGCGGGCGGGACGGATCAACACGCCGCTGCAGCGGCTGTACCGCTACGTGACCGAATCCAGCGACCAGTGGGGCTATGACGCGGTCGAGGAAGCGGTTCGGTTCTTCGCCAGGGAGATCATGCTGTTCGACGCGCTGTCGCCGACCGCCAAGCTGTTCCCGGCCGGCCTGGTGATGGGCGCCCTGATCTCGCTGCGGCGCGACCGCGACGACGCCGTCGCGTTCTGGACCGAGTATGCCGGCGAGCGCGGCACCAAGGCTGACGGCAGCATGGATGCGGTGCAGGCGCTGATCGAGGCGGTGATGCAGGCGAAGGCCGGCGGGCGCGGCACCAAAGACCTCACCAGCGATCTGTTCAGGAAAGCGCTCGCCGCCTTCTTCGCGCACCAGAAGGGGCAGAGCTACTCGATCGGCGGTCCCGGCATTCGCCCGGTGTCCGACCCCACCATGAAAAAATACATTCATCGCCCCAGGCATTCGGCTTGAGGGGGCCGCGTCATGGTGACACTGACATCGGTCCAGCCCCATCAGACCAAGCTCGATGCCCTGGTCGCGCAGGCCAACGGCCTCTATGCGGAGTGGACGACGTCCACCGGGCGCGCCGACGAATTGCGGTTGCAGCTGGGCAAGGTGATGCGGCAGGTGAAGGACAACAAGCCCGCGGGCGTGGCCTGGCCCGATCTCGTCAAAGCGCGGTTCGATTTCAGCCCCTCCTGGGCCAACCAGCTGATCAGCGAAGCGGAGGGCCGCACCACCGCCGAGCTGACGCGGGCACGGACGACGGAGCGGGTGCAAAAGCACCGCGCCCAGTCGCCGTTACGTAACGGTCAAACTCCAGTGGAAAGATCAAGGTCAAAAGAGTTGCGACAGAGCAAGATCGTCGCCGACCTCAAGGTGAGGCTTCGCGCGGAACAGGAGCGCCGCGAGCGCAGCAACGAGCGCTGCAAATGGCTGTCGCATGAGTGGACGACGGCGCAGCACGTCGCGGACGGACTGACGCGCCAGGTCGAGGCGCTGCGCAGCGTGCCGGCCATCGCCCGCGTCAGGGAGGCGTGGCAGAGCGCAAGCGCCGAGGAGCGCGCCGAGATCCGGGCGATCGTCAATGGGAGCGCCACCTGATGCCCAGCGGCGGCAACACCTGCCTCAACGAGGCCGACTGGCTGTTCGTCAAGGGCGACTATGAAGCAGCCTGCAAGCACGGCCTGCAGCTGGAATGGCTGCAGTGGTTTCTCGGCGGTCTGGTCGAAGACCATTTGCCGATCCGCGAAGCCTCCAACGCCGCCTGCATTGAATGGGACTTCTGATGCCGATGCCGCTCGACCAATGGGACCGCGATGTCGGCCACCACCTCGACCTGATCGAGGCCGGGGCCGAGATGTGCGCCCGCCACGCCACCGCGCTGCCGCTGCGCCCGGCGCTCGAATCCAAGGCCGAGTTCGAGATGGCGCGCGCCGAGGCGGTGCTGACGCGGGCGCTGGACAACCTGCGCCGGGCCCAGACCATCTACCGCGACAAGGAGATCGACCGATGACCGACGAGGCCCGTCAGGACGCCCAGCAGCATGTCGAACCGCGCCGCATGCTCACGGTCGCCCAAGTGCTGGAGATCATCCCAGTGAGCCGCACGACGCTTTTCAAAATGGAACGCAGGGGCACTTTCCCTGCCAGCCATTACGCCAGTGCTAACCGCCGCTTTTGGTACGGCGACGAGATCGCCGCGTGGCAGGACACCCTCCCGGTTAACAGGCGCATTCGCCGCAAGCCCGTTCAGGCCGGTTCAGCAAACGAAAAGACACCTGACTAGTGCTGGGAGTAGTGCTGGACGGTTTTGACCTCCAGCCGCCCTTCTTCACAAAATCCAAGAAATGCCCGTCGTTATTGGCTTACTTGCATTTTTTGCGAGTGAGAAAAAACGCTTGACCGCATCACAGAACGTCTGGATAATGATGTCAAGCTTAACCGGGTTTAACAGACAAAACACTTTTAAAACGGGCACTTCCCGTTAGCTTCCGTGAACCCTGTTTAGCCCGGTATCGCCATCTCTAGTGCTCAGCACTACTCCGCAACGGGAAGCCCTCCATGACCATCATTACCGCCAAAATCTGCACCAAGAAGGTCGCCAAGCAGACCAAGGTCTTCGACACTCAGTGCCCCGGTTTTTATGTCAGCATCAGTGCCGCCGGGGGTGCGACCTTCTCCCTGAAATACTGGAACAAAAAGATCGGTGCCCAGCGCACCGTCGAGATCGGCACCTATGATCCGGAGAACCTGCCGGTTGAGAAGGCTCGCGCTGAAGCGTTCGACCTGAAAGCGAAGGCTGGTCGTGGCATCGACATCAGCGGTCAGGCCAAGGTGGCGAAGGCCTCTGTCGGTGCCACCGTCAACCAGATGATCGATGATTTTATTGCTGCCGTGAGCAAAAAGGAAAAGAAGGCTGATGGCGAAGAGCGCGCCATCCTCGAAAGCTGGGAGAACGTCGCGGGCTTTCTGGACCGTGAGGTTCGGCCTGCCATCGGCACGCTGTCCCCGGCCGATGTCACCAACAACGATATCGCTGCCATCCAGCAGAACATTGCGGAGCGCTCGACCAGCGGCGCGCGTCAGACCCGCAGTGCCATGAAGCGCCTGTTCGCGTTCGGCGCAGAGGCTGGCAGGAACAGTCTCAAGTATGGTCTGAAGTCCAGCCCGGTCCACAACCTTCCGAAGCTCAAGAAAGAACACGAACGCACCCGCGTCCTCGATGAGGAAGAGATCCGGACCCTGTGGTGGGGTCTTGATCGCCCCGGCCTGCCCTGCACCAAGGCGGTCGCCCTCGCCATCAAGTTTATACTGGTCTCGATGCTCCGCACCGCCGAAATCCGCCCAATCCGCCGCAGTAGCATCGCCGACCTCGATGGCGAGATGCCGGTGCTGAACGTCCCGCTGAAGTTCGTGAAGAAGCGCCGGGTGATCCGCCAGCCGCTCAACAGCCTCGCGGTCGAGGTCGTCAAGCAGGCGCTGGCGCTGCACAACCACGATGTGGTCTTCTCGCCGCGCCTGCTCGATCCCGATGCCGTGCTGACCCGCAGCGCTCTGAGCCACGCTCTGATTGGCAGGAAGGATAAGAAGGGTAAGACCACCCGCATGGGCATCATCGAGTATCTCGGCATGAAGCACTTCGGGCCTCACGATCTGCGCCGCACCTCTGCCACGCTGTGCGGTGATCTCGGCATTCCCGATGCCGAGATCGCGAAGTGCCTCGACCACAGCAAGGACCGTGGCGAGAACGTCGTGGAGGCCCCCAGCGTCACCGGGCGTGTCTATGTGCAGTCAAAGCGGCTGAAGGAAAAGCGCGCCGTCCTCGACGCCCTCGATGCGGAACTACGCCGGATCATCAGTGTCCGGCCAAAGATACTGCCCTACGCGCGCATCGCCGCCTGACGCATTCCAGTCAATCGCCAGTCAATCAGCCCGGCCCGGTCAACACCGCGCCGGGTTTTTTATTTGCGCCCGATGACAAAATATTTAGGTCCGGCGCGGACGCAGTTGGTGCGGCGCAGCCGCAATTCGTGCGAAATTTCCCTCGCATTGTGCAGCGCTTGAACAATCGCGCTGGATTCGGACCATCCTCTCCAATTTGTTAGTTGCCGTCCGCGTTCAGGCTCGCCAAATGCCGCTGATATGTCACCCCGAAAACCTGCCTTCGCCCTCGCCGAGATCCGCGCCGCCGTCGCCCGCCTGCATCTCGAACTCACCGTCCTCTTCCACACCAGCCTGTTTCCGCTGAATCAGACGCCGCCGAAGCTTGACGCCAACCTGACCGCGGTCGCGGTGGCGGTGATGCTGGCCCACGCCGAGGGGCACCCGATGACCGAGGCCGAACTCGTCGCGAGCCTGCCGATGTCGCGCTCCTCGATCCAGCGCCGGCTGTCGGCGCTGATCAAGCTCGGCATCATCACGCGCGTCGTCGACCGATATTATCTCGACCCGGGGCGCGCGAGAGACGTGCCGTACCGCGATCAGTTCGAACTCGCCCTGGCGAAGGCCTTCGCCGTGATCGGCGCGCATCTGGCGAAGACCGACGATGATGATGATGATGATGATGTCTGAGCGCGGCCCAAAATGGGCTCTCGACTTTTAAAAAATGGTAGATTTTTCCAACTCGCAAAATCAGTCGCAATTTCCGCGGGTAATTTTAATTGCGTCGAAAAAATGGCTGCTAAACTAGCAATATTGCTGTGCGCGCGTTCGCAAAAATTTTGACGCGATCAACCGCGCGTGCATATAATTGGTATACCACCACCACCGCACGTAAGAACAATCACCAGCAAGGGAACGTCAATGCCGAAGCCACAACCCTACGACAATTTCCAGATCATCATCGAGGAGGTCAGTCCCGAGCAGCTGGGGCCCTATCTCGCGATCTGCGCCAAGGCCGGCATGAAGGCCCGCCAGGAACTGGTCACCAACATCCCGACCTATGCCAAGCGCGCCAGCTTCGATGTTCAGACCGGCGAGCTGCTTGAGACCTGGCTCAAAGACCATCCGACCTTCAAGGCCATCGAGGTCGTCAAGTTTTTTGAAGCCATGGGCCGCACGCGAGGCTCGGCCTATCCGGCGCTGGTCGCCGCCGTCGAAAAAGGCGTCCTGAAAAAACTCGATGAGCCGGGGCACTATTCGCGCGCCGACATCAAGCACATCGAGCCGCCCAAAAAGACGCGCGTCGCCAAGGGGCCGCCGAAAAAATTCACCAGACGCGCCGACGACGTCGTCCTCTCTTTTGCGCGGCGCAACCACGGGCGCGTCAACACCCACAAGCTCATCGACCTGTTCGAAGCGGAGGGCCGCGCCCGCAATTCGGTCTATGCCTGCATCGACGGCTTGATGAAGCGCAAGCAGCTGAAGCGCGTCGGCAGCGCCGGCTCGGGCCAGTATATGCTGCTCGCCAGCGCCGTGAAGACGAAGCCCGCCAAGCAAATTGCAATTGGCAAGACACCAGCGCCGCTCAACGGCGCCGTCGTGGAGGAACTGATCAATGGTTAAGGGCGGCTGGACGACGCGGGTTTATGCCTTTCAGGATCGTGACCCCGAGATCGATAATTTTCAAAAGATCTGGCAGAAGGACCGCCTCAAGGAGAACGACCTTGCGGTCCTGGCGGGGCTGTCGGCTTCGACCGTCTCCAACATGTTCACCAAGGGGACGACGAGGCGGCCACAGCACGCCACCTTCGCCAAGATGGCATCCGCAATGGGCTACAAATACGGGCTAGAGCGCGACGACAAGCCCGACTACGAGGCCGAGCTGCCGAAGGCGCGCGAAGAGTACAAGGCGCACAAGCAGGCGCTGGCAAAGAAACGTGGACGCACGAATGGAAAGGCAAGGGCGAAATGACGGGGAATAGGGAAGCAACCGATTCCGACGTGGAGATCGGCGCGCGGCTGCGCGCGCTGCGGGTCAACAAGGGGATGAGCCAGCAGCAACTGGGAGAGTTGCTGGGGGTCTCGTTCCAGCAGGTGCAGAAATACGAGAAGGGCATCAACCGGGTCGCGGCGGCGCGGCTGGTCGAGATCGCCCACCACCTCGAAACCAATGTCGAGCAGCTCCTGGGCGTCGACAGCGACATCGTGGTCGACCACCTGTTCTCCAGCTCAACCTACAAGACCGCGAAGGATCTGCACCGGCTGTACGAACTATCGCCGCGCCTGATGGGCCACTTCCATTCGCTGGTCACCCTGGTGGTGGAGGAGGTCGAGACCGCGAAGGGCCCCGATGGCCGGCCCGTCGCCAAGAAGGCCGCGAAGAAAAAGAAAAAGCGATAGGGTGGTGCATGCTCAATGCAGCGATCAGAGACATCCGGTTGCCGGCGCGCCTTGCGCGCCGGCCAGTCAGCGAGCGCGGGTTTCCGGTGCCGTGGTTCGCCTCGCTGGTCGACGGCCGATTCGATTTCGTCAACGTCGATCCGCGCAAGATCCGCGACGCCTACCAGCGCAAGATCTGCTGGCTGTGCGGCGAGTCGCTCGGCGTCTTTCGCTGCTTTGTGATCGGCCCGATGTGCAGCATCAACCGGGTGTCGAGCGAGCCGCCCGCGCATCGCGACTGCGCCGAATATGCCGTGCGCGCCTGCCCGTTCCTGGCCCGGCCCAACGCGCGACGCAACGACAAGGCGCATCTTGGCACGGTTGACGACATCCCCGGCATCGCCCTCGAACACAACCCCGGCGCTGTGCTGATCTGGATCACCAAGCGCTACCACCCGATCCGCGTCGACAATGGCGTGCTGTTCGAACTGGGCGATCCGATAGAAGTCTACTGGTACGCCGAAGGCCGCCCGGCGACGCGCGCCGAAATCTTGGCCGCCATCGCCAAGGGCCTGCCGCTGCTGCGCAGCATGGCCGCCGAGGAAGGCCCCGAAGCCGTGCGTGATCTGGAAGGCCAGATCACGCGCGCCATGCCACTGGTGCCCGCATGACCACGCTGGCGATGTGGACCGTCTACAAGCACCCGAAGGATTATCCCGACAAGTTCGTGGCGCGGCGCTTCGACGTCGACGCCGCCGGGCCGAAGCCATCGGCCAGCGTCATCGTCGCGGCCGATCTGGAAACGCTGCGCGACATCCTCGCCCGCGAGATGCACCTGACCTGCCTCGCCCGCGATCCTTCCGACGAACCGCAGATTGTGGAGACGTGGCTCTAATGGCTGATCGAGCATTTCTGGAACGCCTGACGAAAGAACTCGCCGACGAGGGCCTGCTGATCGAATCGGGCTGGGTTGGCTATCGCCTTCATGTGATGTCGCCCGACGCGCCGCCGCTCCAGCTTGACGAGTGCAGGATGGCGTTCATGGCGGGAGCGCAGCACCTGTTTTCCAGCATCATGAACATCCTCGAGCCCGACGCGGAGCCGACCGATGCCGACCTCCGCAAGATGGACCTGATCGATCGGGAGTTGCGGAAGTTCGCCCAAGAGTTTGCGCTGAAGGCGGCGAAGCCGAAAGGCTCGGCATGATGGATATTCACACCATTGTCCTCGCCCTGTTCACCCTCACGCTGTTCGCCAACGCCGTCGCGCTGGTGCGGCACTGGCGCATGATGCAAGTGATGGCGATTGTGCTGAACAACTTCAGCGAGACGCAGGAGCAGTACAATCAGATCATCGAAATGGAATTGCAAAAACAGGCCGATCAGAAAACCTAAGCTTTTCGTGTGAAAGCCTACCCCGGCCTCCAGCGCACGAAAAGGGCCGGCCCCGCGTCGCCGCCCACTGCGGCGCGGGGCCACCTTCACAAAAAAAATCCCCGCGCCCGGCTTTGGGCCGGACGCGGGGACTGACACCTAAAACAGCAATGGCGAGATATTAGCACGCCAGGATTAACTTAATTCTACGATGATCGACGAAAGGGCGTTTTTTTCAACTAAAATGTTTAGACCAGCGATGCGATCATGGCTTGCTCCCTATGGTTGATCCTGTAGCCGTCGCCGGACGCTATCGCAGTCTTCTTCAACCGTGATGAATTTGCCGTCGAGCAGGCTGATCAGGCAGTGAACCTTTGCCGTCATCAGTTTCTTGGGGTCATCTTCCTCGCGCGCCTCGCTGGCGCTGACGACAAAGCCCGGATTGAGGTAGATGTCGCGACCGTCGAGCGTGTGCAGCAGCACAAAATGCAGCAGGACAAGGACAGGCATCGTCATGCGTTGTTGGTAACGACCATGCCGGACGCCGCGTTGTTGAGCGTTCCCCCGACCGCGTTGCCGGTAAAGATCGACTTGGAGCATGCGCCTTCCAGCGTGACGCTGCCATAGAACAGATTGCCGGTGCAGACAAAGCCCGTGACCGCATTGACGATGACGGGGCTCGCGCTGAAAATGCAGCCGCTGATAACCATGTTGTTCTGCCGATCCACCGTGAAGATCGGCGTCATGATCCGCGCGCCGGTAAAGGTCACTTCGGTGAACATCGCGGGCGAGCCGAAGATTTCGCAGGCCAGATTGATCTGGCACCCGACGATACCAAAGCGGTTGATCGGCGCAGTGTTGTTTGCGCCCACAACAAAGAAGGTGTTGATGCCTTCAATGTGCATGTTGTTCAGCATCAGGATGCCGTTCGGATTGGCACCGTTGAAATTCATGAATTGAATGCCGAACTTCACACCGAGGCCGCCCGGAACGCCCTGGTTCCACTGGCTGTTGTAGACCCGGATGGTGTCCCAAGCGCCGCCGTCAAGCACCATGTAGGCGTCGACACCGTTGAAGTCGGCCGAGCCATTGATACCGCAACGGCAGTTGTCGAAATAAATCTCGATGGCCTGCGCTTGCAGATACCAGTGAAATTGCACGATGCCGAAGGTCGTCACGCGATTGAGCCGGACGGTGACGTTGAGGTCTACAAAATAGATGCCGACCGCACACCGCGAAATATAGACATCCTCGATCAGCGAATTGTTGAGATGATAAAGTTGCAGCCCGTAGCAAACGGCCGGGATCGCGCCAGCCTCGCGCGTGATCTGCACCCCTCGCAAGGTGCAGGAGCTTGAGCCGCCCTCGCCGTCCATCCGGACCACCGTCGCAAGCCCGAGCGCGCCCCGGATGCACGTCCCTGCGGTGGGTAGGGCGTTGTTTATGCCGCCAGACATGCCCTGTAGTGTGCGGCCACCGTTGAGCAGGATGGTCACGCTGGTCTGATAGATGCCGAACGGCAGAATGAGGATGCTAAATTGTGGCGCGGCCTGGATCGCCGCATTGAGCGCCGCACCGACATCGGTCGCCCCGGTGTTGTCCAGGGTGTCAATGATCGTGACCCAATCATTGCCCAGCGCGTTGGCCGCGACCTTGATGCCGTTGAAAACGGCGATGTTGCCGGACGCGCCGCCGATGCTGGTGACGGTCGTGCTGCCGGGATTGCGCACCGAGGCCACGGAAATCTGTTTCCACGCGCCCGCCGCCGCGCTGTCGGCGATCATGATGCTGTCGGCGTCGGCCGGGACCGGCTTGTTGGTCAGCGCCGTGATCGACACATCGGACGAGGACGCCGCGCCAGCGGTCGGGTTGCCCCGAAAGGTGTAGGCCGGGGTCAGGACAGGGCCGCCGCCGCCACCGCCACCGGTCAATAGCGAGATCGGCGTCAGGACATAGCTGTCCCGAACCTGATCCCACAGCAGCGTGTTGAGATTCGGCACGTCCTGCGGCGGCAGGATGGCGACGGGCGGCGCGAATTGCTCATAGTCGAGATCGAGATAGAAAACGCCGCCCTCGCGTTCCACGTCGATGCCGACGCGGCCGGAAACATTCGACGGGAAATTGACTACCGTTTTAAGTTTGACCTTGGGGAGCAGCGCCATCAGCGTGCCTTTATGAAATCTTCCAGCGTCAACGGCGGCTGGCCTTCCAATGATCGAAGTCGGTTTTCATGGTCGTAAAGAACCTGATCCGCTGGCGTCGCAACGGGCGGCGGCGGCTTGGGCGGCACGTAGGGATCGGGCACGTTGCCGAGCGCCAGCCAGTTTTGATAATCGATCCAGTCGCGGTTGCCGGGATCGGCCGGAATGCTGGCGTTGTCGGCGGTGCGGATAACGGTGCTGGTCGCGGTCAGCTGATAGTCCGCCATCAGAACCTCGCATCAAAAAATGCGCGGGCCGGTGCGCCCCCGTTCTGTGAAATCTGCCCGGCCTGCCCGACCACGCCGACCGCTGAACTGGCCTTTGCGTCGAAAAACACGTCATCGACGCCCGCGCACAGCACGGTCAACGAAGTCAGGCTCACGGGCGACGCGCCGCCATTGAACATCGCAACGAAATTCACCAGCGCGTTGTAGGAGAACGTCGGGATCGCACGCTTGCGGACTTTCATGGTGTGCAGCGCGCCAACGTCTGTCGTCACCGACCAGCCGCCAACGGCAAAGACCGAGTACATGGCCGAGCCAATGTCCCACGCCTCGAAATAGCGCATGCACGTATGTAGCTCCTGATCGAACGGGCGCATGATGAGAGAGGAGCGCGCGGCGGATGGCGCTTCGATGCCGGGAAGAACGATGAGACCCGTCACGCGGAAAATGTCGGTCGTTGCCGCAACGCCGTTCACCTGCCCGGTTGCGCCGATATAGTTTCCGGCAAGCCATTGGCCCGTTGACGGGGCCATGAATGCCGAGCCCGCCGCAATCGACAAAGCGATATTCAAGCCGCTGCCGCTGGTCTTTTCCCAAGTGCCGGATGTATTGCCGGGGATCGTGACGGTGTTGAATTGGGCAACGTCGGCGGCGTTCTGCGTGTAGGTGAACACATAAGATGATGCCGCGCCTCGTATGCTGCCCGCATACGTTCCGGTGCGATGATGCGCCGACCAGAATCCAATCGTGATCGGCTGGGCGTTGGCGGTGCCCCATCCCAATCGAGCAAGCCGGTATCCCTCGATAGCGTGAACGAATATCAAATAATCGTTAGTGCCGATCGCTGGTTGGGCTGTGGCAACGGTCAAGGCCAAGCCGTTCGTAAAGCCGGGGAAAAAAGCGCCATCTTGGAAGGCGCTGACCGCCATCGTGCCTGAGAAGGCCAGCGACCAGCCATCAATAACGTAGGAGGGAGTGGTTGTGGCAGTCGTGCCGCGCTCTTGGCTCACCTCCATCGAGCCGTTGAACTGCATGCCGCTATAGGCCAGTGCGTCGAGCGGCGCGGCGTAGATGTTCTGACGTGTCGCCGTCTTCTGCGCCGCCGTCGCAGCGTCGCCGGTCGCGCCGCTGAATGTCGGGACGCCCGCCACGAACAGCGGCAGGCCATTGGCCGCACTGACATCCGCCCCGAAGCCGCCGCGCGCTGGCGCAAGCGTGCCGGTCCAACCGGCCGCGATGCTGGCCGCCTGCAACAGCGCCGTGGCTGGCGTGCCGCCGAGCGTCAGGGTGACGTTGGTGTCGTTGGTTTTTGTGAGCGCGGCCCCGACCGGCTGGATATCGGAAATCAGCTTGCCGCTGTCGGCGATCAGCTTGCCGGTCGTGCCGTTGAAGATTGCAATGTGGTTGGCGACCGCGCCGGATGGTCCGATGACATCGCCCGTGCCGCTGCCGGACGGACCCGGTGGTCCCTGTGCGCCGGTGTCGCCCTGTGGGCCGGTCGCGCCGGTGTCGCCCTGCGGTCCTGCCGGGCCGGGAGCGCCCTGCGGTCCTGCCGGGCCTGCCGAGCCGGTGTCGCCCTGCGGTCCCTGCGGTCCCGTCGCGCCGGGCGTGATCGGCGTCCATGCAAGGTTCTGACGGCCAAATTGCCGCCCGTCGTTTGGCGCTTCGGGAATGGTCTCGCCGCCGCCGAACAGCGTGACCGGCACCAGCGAATAGCTGCCGGTATTCTGATTCCAGAGCAGCGCGTTTTGGTTGTTCGCATCCGGCAACACTGCGACGGGCGGCGCGAAGTCGCCAAAGTCGAGATCGATCTGATAACTACCGCCGCCCTTGACGACATCGATGCCGGCGCCGCCGGTCACGTTGGCCGGGAATGAAACCAGTGTTTTGATTTTGAGATCGGGGAAATCCGTCATGGCACCACACCATCGACAATGGCGAGCGGGCCGACGCTCAGTTGGACGGTTTGCGTGCCGTCATCGTTGGTCAGCGTGAGCCCGGTGTCATAGGTGCCAGGACAAAGGCCGTGCATGTCCTGCAAGGTGAAGAACCAGCGGAACGTGCCGACACCGACATAGGTCAGCTTGCCGTTGTCGGTTGAGGCGATCAGGCTCGCGCCGGAATGACCACCATAACGGCCATAGCCGGGATCGCCCTCGCGCTTGGGCCGGATCTGAAACACCATCGAGCAATTGGTCAGATCAATCGGGACATCGTTGAGGTCGGTGATCTGCCCGATGAACACCCAACTTGCGCGGTTCGATTGCGGGGGGAATGTGACGTGATACATGGCTACAACTTGATGTAAAACGTGACGAGCTTGCGCGGCCCGATGGTGCGGTGTGGCTGGCCGCCGCCGATGGCAGCGCCCTGAAACGCTGACGCGCCCTGCGAGACCTGAAAGCCGAGCGTTCCGGGTTGCCCGACAACCGCAGTGCTGCCCTGTTGAACCACCGCAATGTCGCCGTTGCCGATGCGCAGAGCGCCGGACGGAAGGTTGTTCCATGTCGCGGTCACGCTGATCGCGCCGTTGACGATATTTCCGGACGGCACGAACACCGGCAATTGGCCGACAACGAGCGCGGTGCTTTCGCCGCCGCCAACCGCGCCCAAGGTCGTCGGCGCGCCGCCCCAATAGGTTGACGACAATCGCCCCGCTGGCGTGTTGCCCATGTCGTCAAGCGCGCCGACCGCGTAGCCGCGCCAGTCCGGCACGGCGAGCTGCTTATTCGCCGCCCAATCGGCCGCGGCGCTCGCGCCGCGCCCGCCACTGACGATAAGATTGGGATCAATGCCCCAGAGATAATTGAAGCAGGCTTGGCAATCGGCGTTGGCGCGTTCGGTCGCGGCCGAGGTCGCCGAGCCAATCGTGAGGCCGTTCAACCGCACATAGCCCGCGAGAACGCCGACGCCGTAGCGAAAGATCATGTTGCCGGTCTGGATCAACTGCGTTGGATCGACCGTCGCGCCACCGCCGCCGCCGCCCGATGGTCCGATCACCAGCACGGCATCGGCCGCCAGTTGCACGACGCCCGCCGCGTCCTGCAATCG